CTTCCACCAATGCCCATTTTTTTCTCAATGTCAGCTAATTCACAAATTTTTTGTTGTAAAATGTTTTGTAGGTTTGCTTTTCTTGTTTCTGTAGACCATTTTCCACCTTGAGAACTTGGGCTTAATCCTGAGCCACCGCATGCGGGACATGTTTCACCAAAAATCATTCCCGGTCTATTCATTCCTGTACTTCCATCTACAGATCCACCTAATCCATCGGTAGGTGAAACTCTTAGAGGCGTGGCAAGGTTTCCAAGGTTAGGCACACTTGGCACTCTACCTCCACCAACACCAGGAAGAATAGTCTGCGCAAATGTAAAGTCACCTTGCGAATTTGCTGTTGTTCTGTTAGTTTTATTTACATATGTTTTCTTGTACGATGTATTAACAGCATTATATTTGTTTGTATCCTTATTACAAACCGGGCACTTATCCGGTGTACCGCTTCTAGATTGACCCGGTGCAGTGCGCGCTGAACCACCGACGCTACTATAGCTGCCCGTTCTCTGTATATCGAATAATTGTCTTATATCTGCAATCTCTCTTGCAGTTTCGCGCCACTGCTTATGTAGCTCGCTATCTAGGTTACCAACTTTTTTATACAAATCACCTTTAACAATACAGTCATAATCAAATTGTGTAAATTCATTTCTTGATCCTCGGATAGTAAGAAATGAATCGCCGAGAACTAGCTTTTGATCATTATTTGTGGCAAGCTCAATTGTAGTATGGTTATTAAATTCTTTAAATGAACCGGAGTAATGAGTAAATTTAAGCATTTCACGGTTGTCAGTATTAACAATAGCTATAGTACCACCTTTTTGATTTAACACATATTTGTTACGGTATGTGTCTGTATTAATGTCATAACCGACTTCGCTACCGGACAGCGCTGCATTTTCAAACGCACCTGGATAATCCATACCTTCATCTGGCGCTGCAGATAATTGCGTACCCTCAGTATTAGCAATACCAAAAATACTTCCCCAATCATCCGACCCGTAAGAGGTTCCAAAGATTACAGGCTTAAGTGGATCACCATTATTAAAAAACACCCACACATGCGCACCAACATTTATAACGGGAAATGCTCCTTTTGCACAATTGCTGTAACATTCTGGAGTATAATTATAGGTAAAAATGTTTACATTATTTGCATTACTTTCTTGCGGGTCTGCAAATGCATCTTTTAACTTATAGTATGAAACATCATATATAAAGCCTGGCTTTTCACCAATATTATCTAAATTTTGACTATACTCATTTGTTTTTGAGTAATCAATTTCACAATTATCTGCGTTACTAAAAGCTTGCTTTATATTACTGCTATCACTAATTGTACCAATATTAAAATGTGCATTAAATCTTCCGCTACCGCTTTCTCCGGCAAGAGGAGCCGCAATTTCAGCCCAGGGAAGAATTTTTTTAAGTTCATCATGAACATCTGAAAGGTCGCTATATACATTTTTGCCTAAGAACTTAAAACATTTGTCCTTACCCGTTTCAACCCATTTGCTGTAAACGGTAGGCGATATATGTGGCACAAACACCTTAACGCGACCTCTCTTAAGCGGGTCATTATTCTGTACAACTATACCTAGATAATTACCGTAATATTTTGGATAATTCATGTTGATCTATCTATTATTTACATTTATAATACAGATATGCTAATGAAAGTATCACATGAGTCGCCTGTATCGATACTTGATTTTTCCAAAGAATATAACGATTTTGATTACTGTCTTGTACATTTATTAGATCAATATCCTCAATATAACGATTTTTTTAAATCTGCTAGGTTTACTTATGATAGAGAGGTGCTGCTTGATAACTCTATTTTTGAATTAGGCAAAGCTTTTGATAGTCGAGAATTTTGGATAAAAGCTAAGGAAATTAAACCTAATATGTTTATTGTTCCAGATGTATTAGAGGATACTCAAGGCACAATACAAAGCTTTAGAGCCTTTGATGTATATACAAAAGATATTAAGAGTAGCTTTTTGACAAAAGCGATAGGCGCTGTACAGGGCAAGACTTGGCATGAATTAAAAGAGTGCTATAAGTTTATGTCAGATAATGCGGATATGATTGCAATTAGTTTTGATTTTAGTTACTATCAAATTACTGGAGAAGGCGGGACACATCTCGAAAAGTGGTGCACCGGTCGTCAGCGCTTTATAAATGACTTAATAAGTAATGGGGTATGGAATTGGACCAAACCTCATCATCTTCTTGGTTGCTCTTTAGCTAAAGAATTTAGATTTTATGTTGATAGAAATATTCACAATATTGTTAGTTGCGATACCAGTAATCCCGTTGTTGCTGCTATACATGGATTAAAGTACGATGCTGATTATGGACTAGATAATAAACCGTCAACAAAATTAGCTGACCTTATTGCACATAATTTTACTGATGGTCAGCTTGAACTTGTAAAGTATAATACTACAATGTTTAAGAAGATTGTTCGTAGATGAGACCTTGGGTAACATTTTTCTCTCAAACAGGTACTGAGATTTATGATCTTAGTAATGCGTTAGGAATATATCCTGATTGCGTAATTCACAATAAACATAATACAGATGGAGTAAATAAAAAGCTTATCGAACTGACAACATTTAGAGCAACAAAACTTAATATGACGCATTGCTGGTGTCATATTCCGCCTAAACCTGAATTAATAGACTATAAAAATGTTTTATCAAGGTATGATAATCCTATAATTACATTACACGGATATCTAAGAATAATTCCAAAAGAAATTTGTGAACAGTATGAAATATATAATTTACATCCTGGTCTTATTGATAAGTTTCCCGCGCTTAAGGGATATAACCCCCAAGAAAGAGCCTTTATAGAGGGCTATAAACTTGCAGGCTGTGTTATACATAGAGTTACACCGGGTGTAGATGAGGGAGATATATTAATGAGTCAGGGAGTAAGCATTGAGGGCATGACTCTTGACGGTGTATATGGTGCACTACGTGATACTGCTTTAGACCTCTGGAAAAGCTTCTTTACAGCATATAAAATTTTAGAACGTTAAAATGGATATATCTCTACATTACGAGAATGTATTTCTCAAGCCTAATTTTAATACAATAAAGTCGAGAGCAGAGATAGATACAAACGTATTATTCTGCGGATATGATTTTAAGCTACCAGTTCTTCCTGCTAATATGAAGTGCTGTATTGATGAGAACACATGCGAGCTTTTGGATAAACACGGTTATTTCTATGTTATGCACCGGTTTGATAATGATATACAAAGTTTTGTACGGCATGCAAATTCGCGTAAATTTAATGTCATATCTATAAGCATTGGTATACAGCATAAAGATAAGAATATATTAACGGCCATTGGGCAAAGCATGATGAAGGTCGATTTCATCACAATAGATGTTGCGCATGGTCACCATTTAAAAGTAGCAGATCAGATTAAGCATATTAAACATGTATTGCCGTCTGCTAAAATTATTGCTGGTAATGTTGCATCATTTCAAGGTGTAGAGTATTTGCATGATGCTGGAGCTGATGCTGTAAAGGTTGGTATTGGCGGCGGATATGCATGCACAACAAAAGACAAGACAGGATTTACTTATCCGATGTTTAGTTGCATTATGGAGTGTGCAAAAGATAAAAATATTCCTATCATTGCGGATGGCGGTGTGCGTAGTAATGGTGATATTGCTAAGGCATTAGTTGCAGGCGCTAATATGGTGATGTGCGGTTCTATATTTGCTGCATGCTCAGATAGCCCCGCACCTCTTGTTAAAGATGCAAGCGGGAGACGGTTCAAGCAATATTTTGGATCTGCCAGTGTACATAATAAAATTGAAAAGAAAAATATTGAAGGTACAATGAAGCTTATGGACACTGATACTTTTACGTATCAAGAAAAACTTCAAGAAATAAAGCAAGATCTTCAAAGTGCAATTAGTTATGCAGGTGGTTGCAATCTCGGTTCGTTAAATTTAAATAAAGTGAATTACGGAGTGAGATTATGAATAAAGAGGATGCCATTAAATATGTAGAAAAAAATTTTCCAGAAACGTGTAAAGAGTTTCAGAAAATACAGACTGAATTATATGAGACATTTTGTAAGAAACAGTTTGATTACGGTCCTGGTAATATTTCTCTTGGTTCTGATCTAGTAAAACAAGAAGATAAATTTGCTGCAATATCCGCTATTGTGGTTCGTCTTAATGATAAAATTCAGCGCTTAATTAATTTAGTTTTAAAGAAAAAAGCAATGAGCTCTGCAAACGAACCAGTTATGGATGCATTTAGAGATTCTGCAGTGTATGGCATTATTGCAGAAATAGTATATAATGGTAAGTGGGGTAAATAAAGATGTCTTTAATGCATTGGTATAGACGAGTAACCGAAAGTAAGACTGCTTTGCAGAAAAAACTAGAAGCATCTGAACAAACAAATCGTGTTCTTCGTGAAGAAGTAAAAACATTAAAAGAACTTTTATATGGCATTGAGTTAGAATATTCAGCTAAAATACTTAAAAAATGATATTTACATTTACAGGTCCTCAGTGTTCGGGTAAGACTACTCTTTTAAAGAAATGTAAAGAGTATTATGGTTCGAAGTTATGCTATATTGATGAAGTCACGAGACTAATTAAACGCGAGCATGGGGTGGATATTAACGAGGCAGGTGCAAATGATATAACTCAGACTTTAATTCTTAACAAAGAGTTTGAGAATTTATTTTATAATTATAAAGGATTTGGATTTCAAGGTATATTGCATGACCGTTGTATAATGGATGGAATGATATTTACGAGTTATTTTGCTCGTGACAGACTGAATGATTTTCCTGTGTCTAATAGCTTAGGATTAATGTACTATGTAAACTATATCAACAAATATGATCATATCTTTTATCCAAGTCCGCATGATGTTCCGTTAGTTGATGATGGTGAGAGAAGTATTAATAAGGAATTTAGAGATGCAATTATTGATAAGTATGAAAACTTTTGGTTATCTGATGAAAGATTAAAAGGTAAGGTAACTATTTTAAAAGGAACAGTTGAAGAACGAATGGAAGCGATTAAAATAAAACTTAATGAATACGCAATTAGATAACAGTAACATATCAAAGCATCTTGGTAGAATAACTGGGTACAAATGCACATATGATCCTTCTCTTTTGGTTCGTGAGCCAAGGCAGAACAATAGAAAGCATTTAGATATTTCTGATGATAATCCTCCGTTTTGTGGCTATGATATTTGGAATGCTTATGAAGTATCTTGCTTAACACAAGATGGTATGCCTATTGCTGCTATTGCTAAGGTTGTATATCCGGCCACTAACAAATATATCGTTGAATCAAAGTCTATTAAGCTCTATATGAATTCGTTTAATATGGAGACATATCAAGGCAATATTATTAGTGTATTACAGCAGCTTGAAGCAGTCATGGAAAATGATTTATCTAAACTACTAGAAACAGAAGTTAGAGTCTGTGTTAAGCTTACAAAAGCTATTGATGATGCGATGTATTATCCGCCTTTATTTGCCACCGCTGACTATCCGACTTTGGAAAATAATATAGACGTTACGTCAATTAAATCTCGCGGTTATAAGGAAGATCCTTCTTTGCTCGGTTGGACAGAAGGTGATTCAAATAAAGTACAACGCTTTCATTCAGCCCTATTAAAGAGTAATTGCAGGGTCACATCTCAACCGGATTGGGGGGATGTTTATATTCATTATAAAGGGCCTTATCAGCTTAACCAAACCTCGTTATTACAGTACATTGTCTCATTTAGAGATGAATGTCATTTTCATGAAGAGATTTGTGAGACTATATACAAACGGTTATATGATTTAGTTAAACCTGAAGAACTGATGGTATCATGCCTATATGTTAGACGAGGCGGTATTGACATTAATCCTATTAGAGCTAATAGCCAAGAGCTATTAAAACAGAATCATGCTATGTGGGATAAGTTTAAGTATTTTCCGAAGACTGTACGGCAATAATTAGCCGTTAAGATTCCAGAGCCTCTGAAAATCAACAAAACTCTGTGAATCGTAATTATTGGAAGTAACTGACTGTGTTACATATGTAACTCTATTGGGAGCACCACTGCCGGTCACTAATGTAAAGATTGTAGAAGTATTGTCGGTGTTAATGATTCCAAATTGTGCATCTTTGTAGGCAATATCGGCTCTGAATTTTGTGCCATCTGGCGTTGACAATGTTTGTTGCAATGTAGTCAACGTACGGCTTGCATCTTGAAAAACAAGATATTTTGCATTTGTACCTAGCGTTTCAAGAACTACCCCTTTTGAGGTGAGAGATAGATTCAATGTCACAGGTGTGGTAGATGCTGGGTCTGCTAGAGTGTTGTCAAATCGTATGAATGCCATACAAATATTTATTCTATACAGTTATTATTTTTAGCAGTATATATAAAAAAAGGGCCCCGCAAGAGGCCCTTTTTTAAATTTCCTAGGACGGACTAGGTGAAAATGGTTTCTTTTTTGTATCCCGACTACTTTTTTAGAAGTAGACTGATTGTGTTCCAGGCTGGAACGCAACACCGAGACCGGTCAAGATAATTACGTGGTAATAAAGATTTGCACCGAAGATGTTATCTACAACGCCATAACGGGTTAATAGACCAACACGAGGAGCAAAATCATTAGGACCAATAGTTCTCTGAACCATTACCGGAATATACGGACAATAGATGATACCAGTGTCGTAGAATTCCGGACCCTTGTAACCAAGGAGAGCGTACTCGAGACGGGTTGTGCGTGTTGTACCGGCGGGGAACCCACCGTTACCGCCGAAGTTTCCTCCGGCGTTAGCTTCAGCCTGTGCTTCTGTACGTGTATCGCGGTATACGTTAAAACGACCAGCAAGTGAACCTACCTTGGCGACGCCAACGGGTTGTGTGTTAACATTACCCTGGACCGGAACCCACTGGAATTCGGGCAGCATCTCAAGAATGGCGCACACACGAGGTGTTGCCACAATGAAATTTGCCGAACCACGGCGGTTACGGACAGCGATTCTGTTAGCTTCAACAATTAGTCTCTGATAGAAGTCGCGATTGCGCTCAACGAGCCAACGGCCGTCTGCGGAGGCAGGGGACCAGACTGAGAAGCCTGTTCCTAAGCCAGCGTTTAGGGCTGTCTGGATCATACGAATGATCATTTCACGGTCGATTTCGGCCTGCAACTCATACGACATAGCGTTGGTGAGTTCGGTATCGATATCAATGCCGTTCATGTTCTTAAGATCCTGCTCGAGTTCAACAGACCAGCGGGCGGCGAGCCTACGAGTACCAGCCTCAACGGCTGTCTTTTCGAAGCTAACTACGACCTGGGGAATGTTTGAGGTTAACTCAAAGTTGGCTAGCAACTGAGCAACACCTTGATCCTGAGCTTTTACGGAGAAGAAACTGTTACCCGAGAGGGCAGCAGAAGAAACACCAGTAAAGCGTGAATCGAGGTATTGGTAACCTAATTCGGCACCGTCGGACTGACTCTGAGGACCACCAGCGAGAGCTCCTGAGGCTAGAGAGCCATCAAGACCTTTTGCATTAGTAGCACCGAGAGCAGTACCTTCGTACTTATAACGTAGAGCAAAAGCGAGACCTACAGGACCGCTCATGGGCTGAACACCAACGATTTCGTTAGTGATCAACTCAGGGAACGTACGGCGGATCATCGGGATTAGAATCTTCGGAAGACGCGAATCGTTAGGAGCATAAGCGCTGTCATTCTGGGAAGGGAACTGATTACCGAAGGCACCAGCATTGATTTGGCCATTGCTGAATACTCCGGGGGTTCCACCAGCGACGTTGCTAGCTTCGAAACACCACTTCTCTTGGTTTTCCAAAAGGATGGCGGTGTTCAAACGAGTGTGATCATCTTCAATCGCGGCAACATTGTTCGAAGAGTAATCCAATACTGGACCCCATTTTTCGAGCAATACTTTCGCGCGAGACTCATCGATGTAAGCCTGTGTAGGACGAATTTGTTTTGACATATAATAATAATTTCCTATGTAACTTGTCGACCTTTTATAAACTATTCAGGGGCAGAGCCCTCAATTAAATCTTTATTAAAAAATTAGTATTTTTTAAGCTCGCTCATGTAGAGGCCAAACGCGGGGGCTGCTTCTTCATTTGCGGGCTCAGAAACCTTCTCTTCAATAACAGGTCTGTCAACGTTAGTTGATACAGATTCTGTTACGGCTTCTGTCTTAAGATTCGAAAGCCGCTCTTCTTCAGTTTTCTCAAATAAATTGAGTGTGTAATCAAAGTTTTCCTTAATGAAATCAGCTGACTTACCATCTAACATTTTCTTCATGTAAGTCTTCTTATCTTCATCGAGATTAGAAATTTTTCCTTCTAAGACAATCTTAGAAGTTAACTTCTTATTCTCTTCAGTTAACTTTGTAACCTGCTTATTAGCGGCTTCAAGCTGACTAGCAGCTTCATCAATTTTTGTCTTTCCATCAACAATAGCATCGCGAATATTATCTTTCGCGAGAATCATGTCAACAGAAAGAACCTTGCGAAGATCTTCGAGAAGCCCAACAGCCCTCTTGTTCTTCACAGCTTCATTAATAGCAGTAGTAGGTAATTTCTCATCGATATAAAGATCGAGGAATTTACTTACTTTGTCTACCATAGAAGATTTAAATGCAGCGGCTTCTTTGTTTAGCGCCGCTTCATATTTTTCAACAACAGTCTTAAGCTTCTCAGCGCGATCAGCATCAATAGCTTCAACAACTTTTTTGAGCTTATCTGTATGATCAGTATCGATAGCTTCAACAAGTGTTTCAAGCTTCTTTGAATAATCAGCATCTTGTTCTGACAAAGCTTTTTCAACATGTAATTGTACTCTTTCATTTACTGTAGTATTAAAAGCGGCTTCGATTTCCTTAAGAACATCCTCTGTAAGAATATCCTTGGTTGCTTCTCTAAGAACGCTCGATATATTGTTGTTTTCCATATTAAAAAATGTTTTCTTTTAGAGCGTTAGCCATCTTAGCTTTAAGCTTCGATTCGATAACGTTCTGTAAATATTTATTGGCCTCGGAATAATTTTTTTGGGAAATTGAGCGTAAAAACTTAATTATTTCCGAACTTTCATTAACCTTGCTTTTAGCAACTTTATTGGCCATATTATTATTTATCTTACCTTTGAGTGTTTTCTTCTCTTTTTTCATATTTAGTTAGCCTTTAAATGCTTAAAGAAAGAAAGAATTTGCTCTTTGAGATATGCTTGTACTTCTTTCCCAGGTAAATTTTTAAGTGAATTCTCAAAACGCTCAAATACTTCTTCTAACTGGCCATCGGCAGCGAGTATATACTGCTTACTTTCGAGAATACCGTTAACAAACGCCTTGGGGCACGACGGATCTGCAACACAATCAACAGCAATAAGGCGCATGTCGGTAACGCGATTAACACCACCAGCTTCTTCGTTTAGCTTACCAAGAGCGCGGCTTGACATACCAACCTTAACTCCGTCATTAATAAGAGAGCGAACAATTTGTCCCATCGGTGTAGAGAGCACTTGCGACTTACCGATAACATAATTACCTTCTAACTTTAGATTGGTTACTATATGACAAGCTCTTTCAAGATTAACTTCAGCAGATGTAGGGTGATTCAATTCACCCATGGCGCGCTTAGAATTAACCATCTCTTTAATGTAACGATTAACTTCGCGCTCCATATCTGACTTCTCATAAATTCTTTGATTTTTATTTACTTCATTACAGACCATGTAAGGTCCTTGAATACAAAGACGTGCTGGCTCTTTAGAATTTTTTTCTTCTAGTATATATTCAAATTGCTCTTCCGGAGCCGGTGTTTCGACTAATAGACGTAAAGCCATATTATTATTTATTATTTAGATGTCTATTTATTTAGACCTAATTCCTTTTCTGTCAAAATCAAGAATTTGTAATTTCTTTTGTCACACCAGGTTTTAGCTGCTTTCCACTTAGCCATATTCTGTATATATCGTTTATTCTCATAAATGACAGTACTATTCTTCTTTTTTCCTGCAACAGGCTGTAACAACTGATCGCTTGGTTTTATCTCTATAATATATTTACTAACCTTATCCGCTTCTTTTATTACAACAACCCCATCGGTAATATATCTATGAGCTTTACCATCGATAGGGTTAATATACGGTATAACAATTGCTTCACTGGCCCATTCAAGGACATTAGTATTCTCGTCACACCATCTAAAAAACTTTAATTCCCAACCCGATCTATAAACAGGTGGATTACGTCCAACATATTTTGATGTGTTTCTTGGTCTAAAAAGACCTTGCCTATACTTATCTGTTTTATTTAATGGAATCATTATCCAACAAAGAACTGAGGCGGCGCTGCAGCGCCTAGTCCTGGTGCACCTTCGTAAAGCTTTTGTTCGAGCTTTTCTTTTTCAGCAAGTCCTTGTGAGAGAAGATCATTATAATTAATCTGTCCTCCTCCGAAGAGCGTTGTACCAGTATATTTACCACGTACATTGCCTACTGAAATTTTGCTTAATGCAAGTGCATACTGATATACCCAAGGCTCCTTAATAATATCCCTTAGTGGTCTTTCAACATAGCATGGCATTGCACCGTAGAAACGGCTTCCTGATCCCGGTGTACGAGGTGGTGGGAAGAAAACAAGATACTGAGTCCTATCATCGAAAGTATAATACCTACGCGTTGCAAGTAATTTTTCGCGCACTTCCAACCAATTCTTAAGTGTATACCAGCTAATAAGATCGAAGCCATAATTGCCCATCGCATAACTAAAATATGTTTGCTGTGCTAGTGTTTGTTCAATAGTAAACAAGGTATTAACACCGTCAGAGCTTCCTTCTTCGAAGTCAATAACATCAATTACTTTTCTATAATCCATTATATCATAGTCAAAACTATTAACGAACTTCTCTTGACTATTAGATGATGGATTAAAATATTGTGCTAATGTGCCGTTAAAATTAATTACGCTAAGATAGCTTAATGTAGTTAAGATTTGATTGTTAAAAATACCGTCGGAATATATACTTGATAGTGTAGTGGATGAGCTGAAAATACTACTAGTAATTGATGATGTTGCGGCGTAAACTGTTTTGGATGGTGTAATGGTTTTATTAAAAAACGGGGTAATGCTAAACAATTCATCCATCTTAATTCCCTTGCCGTCTATATATAAATTAGAATCAAAAACTAAAATTTCTTCTGTATATCCTGCATATCTTGCAAACATCTCACAAGCTATAGAAATATTTTCAAACAATTGATCGTGATGTAGTTCCAGATTAATTAACGGCGCGCCAAGGCTACGTGTAATTCTATCTCCAAGGCGTGAAAATGTATCTATCTTACTATTAAGATTAGTGCTTTGAAACGCTGTTATAGGCGTAATTGCAGAACAGTCCATATATATTATTTAATTTATTATCGTTAAAATATACAACTAATATTTCTTATAAACTACTAAATGCTTATATCAATGTAATTACTCTATCTCTTAAGAGCGTAAGATCAAATTGAAGGTGTAATAGTCTGTGTAGGTGTTGGTGTTGCAGTGGGTGTCGGGGTAGGTGTGCGTGTATTATTACCACATGTAATAGCTACCGCAGGTCGGTCTAAGAAAGGATTGGTAAAGTTAGCTTTATCTGAACAATAATACACTGTACACGCTGTACCTTCAAACGCTCCAAATCCCCCAGTAGGAGCATTGCCTAAGAAATATACACTAACTAAGTTAGTGCAATAAAAAAACATGTAATCTCCAATAGCCGTCACGCTGCTAGGAATAGTAACACTAGTAAGACCGGTACAGCCTTGAAATGCAGCATAACCAATACTCGTCACATTGCTAGGAATAATAATGTCAGTGAGCTCTGTACAATTAGCGAAAGCAGTACCAATACTAGTTACTACGCTGCCAATATTAACTGCAATCAAAGTTTTATTAATATTACGACTCGAGTCTGTCAATGTAGTATCCATGCTGGAAGATATTGTAGAATCGGAATAATAAAATATTGTTACAAGATTTGGTGTCACTGTTGGTGTTGGTGTTACTGTCGGTGTCACTGTGTGCGTTTGTGTTACTGTCGGTGTCACTGTGTGCGTTTGTGTCGGTGTTATAGTAGGCGTTTTCGTTACTGAAGGCGTAGGCGTTTGGGTCAGCGTCTGCGTCGGTGTTGATGTAGGTGTCTCTGTTACTGAAGGTGTAGGCGTTTGAGTTGTTGTAGGTGTAACTGATGGTGTGCTTGTTGGAGTTTCTGTAGGTGTAACTGATGGTGTAGTGGAAGGCGTATTAGTTTGCGTAATAGTTACCGAAGGGGTTAATGTAGGAGTTATTGTCTGGGTGGGAGTTGGTGTAGGTGAAGTATTTACTGCTGGAATAGCTCCTACACCGATGCCCTCTTGTATAACTGTTTTATAATCAGTGTGTAAGAGTTGTTTTTGACGAACTTGTGCGCGTCTGTAATTATCAAAAGATGGATAATATACAGCCATAACTATTATTTAATTAATTTAGCGGGTTATGCCGCAGGAGTAGCGGTTTCGCCTCCCGCAGCTGCACTACTAGAAGCCGTACCTCCACCAGCTGCTGGCGTAGCTGCGCCTGCTTCTCCACCAGCACCACCGGGCCCAGGACCAAATTCAGGCGGTAGTCTAGACCCTCCACCACCTGCTGTACCGCCTCCTGCTCCCCCGGCTCCTGCTTCGGGTCCTTGACCAGGCGCTACAGCGCCTTGCTCTCTCCAATTTGGTCCACCATTTGTAATTTGATCTAACTCCCAAAGTAATTCTCTATCTTTTCTTAAAAACTCTCTATTAGCCATAAGATCGGTATCTGTCCATCCGAGATATTTTTTCTGTGCATATGTTTTAGAGACAAGATCGCTTTGTGTAATTGAATTAAAGTTTTCTGCTTTAAGCTGGAACTTCTGATTTTCTCTAAGCTCATAGAAGTTTGTCGGTACATTAAGCGTAATATCGATTTCTGCTTCTTTAAGTTTATATTCTTCCCAAAACTTTTTTAGCTTGAGATGCGTAACAAAACCATTTTTAAGCCCAGTAGCAAAGCGCTGCTGTTGTCGAATAATAAATCGTGCAAATTTTAGCTCTTCGCGAAGAATATCTGTTCCATCTTTAAATACATCTTCAACATTAAGACGTGTTACTGGTACTTTAAGCGACTTGTAGAGCTTTTGTACAAAATACATCAAGTCGGTAAGTTCACCAAGATTAGCACCGCCGGGCAACTGGGTAACTGTTGTACCCTCACTACCAGCGCGTTTTGCAAACCAAAAACTATCGAGCATTGATTGCGGATTAAATTTTTGTACTGATGCACCTTGATCAGCATCATAAGTTCTCTTTGACCAGTAATTTGTCATTAATTTGCGTAGATATGCTTCAGCTTTAGGAGGGGGCATATTACCCACATCAACGTTAAAAACCAAACGCTCTGGTGCACGGACTAAACGATAAATTACGATCGCATCTTCAATAAGTGATAGCTGTCTGTAAGCTCTTCTAGCATTTTCTATGAACGGAAGTCTAACTGTCTTTGACTCATTCCATATGCCTGAATTGATGTATGTAACTTGATTAACATCCATTGGAACGAGCTCGACTTTTGATACTTTGCCAGGGTTCTTAGCATCGTAAATATTTTTACGTAACAAATAGCCTCTTACAATCTGGTTTTGTACATTTTCAAAGATTGGGTCAATAAGGTCGGGTGGAATAGCAACAACACCAAGAATACCTTCTTGAGGATATTTCTTATGAACAATATGTTCAAAGTATAACTCAGAATCAACTAAGAGCTGTCTCAAGTACTCCCAACCTCTATTTTCAAGGTCAAAGTAACTAATATACTTTTGAAATTCTTTTTTAAGCTTTTCTTTCTGCTCTTCAGAAAGCGCATCTGTTTTTAATCTTAGTTTAACAATTTCACCGTTATCATCTTTGTTAATAAATTCATCGCATATTTCATCTAATGCATCTGCAACTTCAGAGAAAGCTGCCATTACCCTATAATCCATTAACCTGCGACCTTTATCAGGCTGCAAGTTTGCATACATGTAATTATGATAATCTTTATTTTGAATTACATTTGCGTATAAATCATCTGTAAAAGCTAGCGATGAAGAAATAGATTGTCTGGATAATGCTTCTTCGCGTTTTGTACCTTTATCAAAGAATTCCTCGTACTTAGGATTAAGTGAGTTAATCTTATCTTCAATATTAAGAGACTGATAGGGTAATTTGGAAGAAACGAACTTCATCAAGTCTCTGCCGAATGTACTTTCTCTATTTGAATCCTGGTTTGCCATATTGTTTTATTATATTTATGTGCTCTATTCTAAACTTAAACTATAAATATTCACTTTATTGATTGAGTGACGTAGTATAGTCAACATTAGTAAATTGTGGAATTCCAGAAATTGATATAGTCTCTGTATCGCTTACTAGGTTTGTACTAATTGGATATGTATATGTATTACCGGTAAGCGTGTCGTAATCAGTGATAATTGATGATGAATTAAAGTTATTATTAATAAAATATATGTTTCCAACGGGCTGTTGCATGTATGGGAATAGCCAGCCTTTTATTATAAAAGATGTATCGCCAATAAGACGATATTTTTCGTTCGCCTGGATATCGATTGGATAAGAGAGATTGATTCCACCGTCCCATAAAACTTCGCTTCGTATTTCTTGTGGAATATCAAACCCGCTTGGTACAACTGTACTTGGAATTTGCCAAGAAAGAATGATATAAGGATTATTGTAAGGAACAAAATTTGAAATAATTTGATCCATATCTGATTGAAATTTTGTTATAATAGACATGGAGACGCCGATATTAACAGGCACCGGTGTTCTGTAATATTGTGATGTAGAGCTTATTGAATTATCTGTTGGCCCTCTTGTTAGATAAAACCCGCTATTTTTATTAAAAACACGATCTTCATCGCGCGCTACATTTGTTATACTTACTGCAACTACAGGCACTGTAAGATTTTGTGCTTTGTTTACCAAATCATATAAAACTCGCTCTTTAGGAGCATATACATATCTTACTTGTACTTTGTTTTGCGGTACACGATTCTTATCATGCCTTTTTATAATAATATCATCAAACGCAGCTACAAACTGTGTTATTAGGTCTTTAATCTCAAAATGAAAGGTCTCGAGTTTCACTATAATATTTATTAGCAAATGCGCTCTATAAAAGATTTAGGTAACTTATCTTTTGTACGTTTAAGCGAATTAACTATATTACCATCAAGTATATAGGTGGTTGAAAAATCGTTCTTACTACGAGTTGCTCGGCCACATGCTTGTACTAATGAATTTAGCATCTTATTTTCATACCAATCTTTATCTGTTTCAAATAATTTTTTTATACGCTTTGATGATAAAGGAGGGAATGGAAGTTTAATAATAATCTGAAATCTTGCTAGATCGTCTTTCAAATCAACACCAAAAGATAAAGAGGGTGAAACTAGAATCGTTGGAAAGTCAGCTTCATAATGCTGTTTAAGAATCTCTTCATTATTTGCTAGATCGTCCCTAAACAAAAATCGCTTATTATTGGATAGTTTCGTTTTAAGAAAATTTGTTATATCTCGCGAATGGGTATGAATAATACCTTTATCGTTCTTATGATGCTCAATAATTGTTTTTATTTGTTCGCAAATATCGGGTAGAACGTTTGTTAGGTTTTTATAATTTAATTTATGTTTTGATGATACGTATATAGGCGATTTAGCAGGGTCAAAATCGCTCTCAACCTCTACATATTCATAGTCTTTAATGCCTAGTGTTTTTGCGAAATTCTTATGATCAATAATTGTAGCTGACATTAACAATACATTTTCAGCGTAATCAAAAATAAATTTTGTAAGTCTATCAGCTTTTAGCGGAGTAAAGGTTACCCTTTTACTATCTTTATCAATAATAAATTCGCAATCCTTCCAGAGGCCGTCGACGGTTGTCAATGAATTGTGTAGGTTTTTTAAATACTGTAATTTTATTTTTTCAGGCTGCGAAAGTGTTCGTTGTTTTTTATTTACCCGATTAATTAAAGTATTAATTTGTTCGCTAACGTGAAAAATTAAATCATAAATCCACGCTCTTGTTTTATCTTTATTATCGGTAATAAGCGAGTTAAAGCTAATACCATACTGCTTCAAGCGGTCATATGTAACTTCAGCTGAAAAACGCTTAACCAACTCATCTTCTAATTCTGAGGCTTCATCACAAATAATAAAATTTTTGCGTTTTACATGATTCGGTAATGCAAGAAACATCTTATAATTTAAAACAGAAAAATTTGAAAGAAGTGATTTGTTACGCGCATTATAATAAGGACATCGGTTTTTTTCCCAACACTCATCACGTATTTTTGAAACTAATACACACGGTGCAGTTTCAACATCAAAATTTTGATCAACATCACAAATATAATTAGATTTGCCTTTGAGAATGTCTGTATCTGGGAAAAGTTTTAAATATTGATCTTGCAGTGATTTAGTAATTGTCAGAGCAAATGTCCCAAATGGTGGCTGTGACAAGCAATCGACTTCATTAATATAATTACCGGCAAAATCTTGTTTATAGGCTGCATAGCTCTCAATACTGTTAACAAATGTTGTATTTGGCTTTGAACCTAATCCGGATAATGTCTTAGCAAGAAAGCTTTTGCCTGTCCCGGTTGGAGCACAGCAAATTACAAATTTTTTTCCATTATTGAACGCGCGCTCAACGCCACGAATAAGTTTGACTTGCTGATTACTCGGCTCATACTCTCTTGGAAAATGCGAAAGATATCTGCTAAACACGTGTTAATTATATACTATAAAAACAAAAATTAAACTGCAGTTATCGATAATCTTTTATTAAAGAGCTTTGACGTCTTCTCTATTCCGAGAGTTCGAATAATGTCTGTCAGTTGTTTATTTTTTTCGCAAAAGGTATTAATTGTATAGTCAAAAACAACTTTATTATTAAGCACATTCAATGCAAACGGGTACGGAATTTCATAGATAATTTTTTTGTTATTCTTTTCTTCACATATAAGTGTAAAGACACAAAAGAAATCTTTTACACAAAATAAAATAAGCTTTCCTTTTTTTACAATTTTATTTTCTAGTGCAAAAATTATTTTACTTTGTAAAAGTTTATTGACACCCGCCTCTATCTGTTCAATTGATGTCATGAATTCATAAACCTCATTTTTTGCTGCGCGTCGAGTAAAGAAAGACGCTCGTTAAAAAATTTCCAAAACTGTTTATTTGCAGGAATTACATTAATTAAGTCACAAGCAGACATGTTAATACACCTATAGTCCTGCATAAAAATATCCCAAGTAATTAAAAGATTTTTTACGTTAGGATCAAATTTAGGATAATTAATCGCACGACGATAATTTAATGCAATTCTGCCTTCTGGGCTCATTAGCAATGCAAGCGAATTGGTACATAGCATTCTTCTTGCTGGTGGAACTCCTGCCCGAGGACGTCGGCGCAGAAATTTAATTTCCGCCACGTTGCTTAGAAGAAGATTTTTTAATGTGGGAAGCGACACTTTCATCGTCTTTTCTTAAAGAACAAATACCAAAAATACGCTGCTCGTTTAAGAACAGCCCTTTCTTTAGAGTACCAAAACCATCAATATCTAAGTTAGCAACAGGCACACCTAAATTGTTTGGAAAACAAACATAGTCGCCTTTCTTAACATATTTGGCATTGGGCCCACACAAGACTACTTCACCAATTCTCCACGCTTTTGTATCTGCGTTAATCGGTATAACAATACCATTGCGTACAATAGATGTACCATCTGAGGTTTCATCCATATATTGTACTAAGAGAATATCATCTAAAAGAGCATTAAGATTATAACCATAAAATACTGAATTAAATGAATTTTTAGGTAATTCTGATAAATCTAACAAGCTTTTTTGTGTCGGCAAAACATCTATATTTATAGGCATAAAGTAATTTAATTAACCTGGCTATTTAATCAATCTTTTTGTTTAGTTCAAAAATATAATTACGTATCTCTCTTTTAGAAAGCTCTATATTTTTTGATATTTGTGTTACAATCTCTTCATCTTGGGCGTTTTTTTGTTCTTTATTTTTCTTAAAATAAGTTATTTTTTTGGCTGGTACTTTTGGAAAAGTCGCACAAAATAATGAAAAGAGATCTTTCTTAGATTCAAATATACCTATATATTTGTTTAAGGTGTTCGAAAGTTTAGCCATAGACGGAGAATACATGCTAAGCCAGCGATTAACCAAAAAAGGCTGAAACTCCGATTCTTCATCTACAGTATTAAGACAATTTTTATTTTTAGTATAAGCAATATTTGAAATAAAATCAAATATTGTCATTAACAAATAACTTTTGACGTTGCAATAAAGATATCGTCATTCATCTTATAGAACAACTCTACAATATCTTTCATAAAAGCAATGGCCTGCTCGTTTGAGAGATTAGTTGAATAAGCAAACGCAGGCGCTTTCTTACCAGCTGTGATATTAATACCCGTATGGCCAAGAGCAACATTATTTGAGGAATATGTAATGCTCACGCTACACTTGCCTTTAGGCTGCGCAATACCTGCTTGCATATGCTCTTTATGTACAATCAAATCATCTCCGTCAACTTCAATAGGCGTTTCAAGATATCTTGTACTAAGAATTTGTGCGATTTGAGTATTAAAAAGACGCTGCCAAGCAACAGCACCAAAGGGATCAAGATTAGGAATCTCCCAAAGGAAGTTAATTGCATCATCACTGTAGATGTAATCGTTGTTAAGGACGTCTTCACTATCGATCATCCCTTCAGCCTCTACTTTCATTGGCGCGCGAAATGCAATTATATTACCAATGGGGAGTGTCCTTTCACGGAAATATTTGTAAGCAAATCTAGAATGAAGAAGTTTACCATCGTAGCATTTAACATCGTTTAAAATCATATTAATATAATAACGTCAATTCTTTAAAGTTCAAGAAGGTTTTTTAACTAAATTTTTAAGTTTTTGCAAAGCGACATCGCTCTTGCCAAGCGAAGGCGGCATGCCGACAATATTAAATGATTCAAAAAAATTAACATTTACAAAGCATCTTTGAATATTATTTTTAAGACATAATTCATTTACTGCACCCTCTAGTCTATATGCATCAAGATGTTCAGTAAACGTTTCATGAAACATATTATTAAGAAAATAATCAATGTCACAAATAAAGGCTGAAAAGTCCATTACATAATTGTTCGCAGGCTCAATATCTTTTGCGCGCGTTTTAGTTAAATTTATATTGTTGGATATTTTTATATTGTGTGCTTGTCCAACTCCTGGATGATTTGAATATGCATCGCTCTGTACGCCCTCATTTAATCTATGTAATAGGTTTATATGTTTAATATCTTTATGTGCTCTGTAAAAATCAATAACATCCCTAAAATCATTAAAATTATTATATGTAAAAAATTCATCGTCCTGTATCCAGATAAAATCTGTCATACCACGCTCTTTTAAAAAATTAAGATGCTTATATATAGTACTGCCGAGACTCATATCTTGATAAACAAAAAACTCACAAGATGGTAAGACTGTTTTAATTTTATTAGCTAATTGTTTGCTATGTTCAATATCTATATTATGAAAATTAAACGTCTGCAAATCGAGCAATTTGTAGCTCTCAATCTTTCCTTTATTATGGCAAAGTGCATCAATTAAAAAATCTCTATTCTTACCATCACTGCCTGGAGACCAACGTAACGTACCCTTATATGTTTGAGTAAAATTAGCTATTCTTTTCATTGCGCATTTTAAAGGGAAAATCGGTGCATATACCATAACATTTTTCTTTTGGAAAAACGTTTGTTACCAGAATAGATTTATTAGTAATCTCTTTACCCGGGTATGTCCATATAACGCCTCTCGATGTTAGTGTAAAATCGTCTTCCTGATGCCAGAAGCAATGTATGTTATCTTTAAGCATGTGATGAAGTGCTTCAAGGTTTTTTGCATGACACCAGAGCTGTTCTCTTAATAAAAATTCTTTTGTTATTGGTATCTTGGGCGTATCGTGGCCAAGATAGTACATATTATCTTTGAGCCATACATCCACTTCAACATCAAACCCCATATCAATACATTCCTCTACTATTTCAGGCACATTTTCTCTTTTTGGATCGAGTCCAAAAATATTACCGCGATGCGATATAATCTTCATGGATGATTTTCAAGAAAATAACTTAAATCTTCTGGTGTACCGATACCCCACATCTTATCATTAGCAATTTTAAATACTTTTATTTTTTTACCGTCTTGAATTGCTTCGTTAAAAACAGGGCAAACATAAAATTCATTATTAACACGAATATTTTTATGTATCATCTGTTCTGCATATTTTACGTAGTCTGATCCTTTGCGCCAAAAGTATATACCTACAGTAGCAAGATTGCTTATAGGTCGCTTCTCCGCAACTTCGCATACATACTCCTCATTATTAAGTTTTGCAAAGCTCCACTTAGGATGTGTTGATTCAAATACCAGGATACCACCGTCGACGTGATCAGCCATCATTGACCACATAAATTCACTACTATCCCAGTCAATATATTGATCTGAATTTGCCATAATTAATGGCGTATCGTTATTAATATATTCTTTTGCTAGCAATGTAGTGCATGCAGCGCCTTCAGTTAAGCTATCAGAAATTGTTAATTTGCATCCGGGTGAAATTAAATTTAAAGTATCTTTTAAATTATATTTTTCGCTATGAGCGCGCTGCGCTATAAAAATATGCTGTCCCTCAATATTTATATTATTTACGACAACCTGAATCATAGGCTTACCTCTTACTTCGATAAGAGGCTTTGGAAACGTGTATCCAGCTTTTTCAAATCGCGTTCCAGCACCCGCCATAGGAATTAAAACGTTAATACTACCCCCTACCCATTTATGTGTTTGTGCTGTATTGTTTGCCATATCGATAGTTGTACGTATTTTTTCATACGTAACATCATTAGTACATAATACAGGACAGAGGTAAGCTCCAGAATTTTGTGCTGCTTTTTTACCTATATTAGAATCTTCTACAATAAGACACTCTTTTGGATCAACTTCTGCCTGAATCATACTACGCAAAAAAATCTCTGTATTCGGCTTTGCCCTTTTGACGTCTTCATTGGATAGGAAAAAATTTATATAAGATAAAAATCCTTTTTTAAATAATATATTTTTTACTGTTTCGCGAATGGAATTTGATGCAACACTAATTGAATAACCTTCCCGCTTTAATCTATCCAAAACTGTTATTAATCTTTCATCTGGATCAATATTAGAAAGTATAAATTCCGCAGTATATTCTTGTTTTTTTGACCAAATATCTTTATAAAATTCTACCGGTAGTCCTTTAAGCCGCGTCAACATTTCTAATTTTTTATTAGTTGGTAAGCCATCATATGTAGAGAAATGCTCTTCCTTGGTAATAATATATTTTTTATCAAATGACTCTAAGGCTTTGTTGAGCGAATAGTAGTGTAATTCGCGAGCATCGACTAAAACACCGTCTAAATCAAAAATAATATGTTTTATCATATCTGTCCAATAGTATCGTGACTAGATCTTAATATGCCAGCTTGCAAATTTGGTATATACTCGAGGATATCTTTTCCATGAGTTCGATGAAAATTGATTTGCTTATATTCTTCCGGCACGCAACCGATTGTTAATTTAGAAATACTATCAAAATTTTCATATACTTTTAACCCACTAAGGTATTTTTCATCTGTTATGTATATATAGTCATTAAACCCTTTACCGTAAAAATCCGTTAAATAGAATTTATTTTTTGATAGTTGCGTTAAGTTAGGAAATTTATGTATTTTGTTGTCGAATCTAGAGACAATAACAAAGTCGTAACTTTTATTTTTTCGCTCTTCGAATAGTTCAATACATTTTTGTAGTGAGTAAAGGTGAGATAATAAATTAAAAACATTATTTTCTGTATAATATGGTTTTATTTTTAATATTTCTTTAATTTCGTTACTAGGAGCAAATTCTTTTTGTTGTTCATATGCTAAAGCAATAGGTTTATAGAATGCCTTAATCGCTTCTACTGTATTCTTATGAACTTTAAGATCACTAGCTCTACACCAATCGGAAACAGGATATGATTTTTGTGATTCACTAAACCAGAAATGAGTATACACATCAACAGTAGCTTGTGAATATATATGCTCTTTATGTGACTGTACAGAGTTTAAGTTTTCAAGATATCTAGGTTGTCCGTAGAAACAAAGAGCAACGGTCATTTAATCCTCTTTTTGTTTTAATAATCTTAAGGTCGAATTAACATTCATCTTATATTTCCATGTAGGCCTGCAGCGCGCGGACCACTCACAGTCTTCACCTTGTCCCCAGCAGCGATTTTCATCAAATTTATTATTTTTTAAGTAGTTTGTTTTTCCAATAATAACGGTACCATTTATATACATATCATTATTAACAAACTGATAGTCGTCGTATAATAATCTGTTAGCAGGAAGCCGCTTTCCGTTATGCTCTAATCTATAGGGAGCTGTACCACACCACCAAAGAAGCCAATCCCGCCATCTAATATTATCCTTATTTCTTATTTGACACATGCAAACATCCCAATCTGTCTCAAAAGAAAGAAACCCCTTATACCAGTTTTTATCGAACGAAACATAGTCATGAATAATAATAGTATTTTCAAATCGCGCTCTATCAAAAATAATATTTTTCTTTTTTGTTATCCAGGCTCTTTTAATATTTTCGTCGAAATATAAGACAGTAATATTATCTTTTTGAATATCTTTTTTTTGGTTATTACCACCAATAATAATAAGCTCATATTGGTCTGGAGATATATTGAGATCTAAGATACTTTGAATAGCACTATATAAAATCTGGTTTTGCTCTTTACAAATATCACCGCTCTCTGTAAGCGTAATATTTTCAGTAATAATGCCAAAAGTCCAATTACTATTGCTTAAAGTATTCATGATTAAAGAACCTATCAGAAAGAACTTTATAATTATCGCCAAAAACATTTATTGTATTATAAGACGGATGCACGCTAAAGCCGTTATTAATAAATACCATATTTAATTTATTATCTTCTCGATATAGATTAAGAGGTACTTCATCAAACCCGTCTTTAAATAAGCTTGTATCATTTAAAATTTTTGTCCAGACGTCTTTTTTAATTCCAAAAACACTATTACAAAAATATGGCTTTTGATCTGTATAGAGAGAGAAATTTGTTTCGTTCAATATTTTATCTAGATTCTTTAATACGCAATTAAGTAGAAATGTCTGTGCAGCAGATGAAAACCGTACAGGGTGAACACCTTTATAATAATGTTGAATTCTACCTACCTCGTTATAAAAATTATCTGAATTCCATTCTTTTGCATGAAATGTATGTTCAATAAGAGGTTCATAATTTGCGCCCCATATGCTCGGTAATGCCGTTTTAAGAAAAATATTATATAATATTTCACGCTCTTCTTGTGCAAGAAATTGATTAGCAAATTTATCTACTGTAGGAATTCCGGTAGACAGTATTGGTGAAATAAATAGATTATTTTTATCCTCTAGAACATTTAAATTACTAAGCATATATTCCCAGACATTAGCTGGTACAAAAATATCCTCATCAAGCTTAATAGCATATTGATCGCTGTTTTCTAGTGCTGTTTTAATCTTTGTCATGTAGTCGCCGTTTTTAATTAAAAATACGTTAGAGTGAACATCTTTAGAAGCGAGAAAATCTTTATCTGCTTTCCAGTCTCTTTTAGTTGATGATATTAAGAAATTGACAACAATATCTTTTTTTAAGCTGCTAGAAATTTTAGTAATTTCTTTTAGGAAACTATTGACATATAAATATCTATCATGTGGGATATAATTAATTGATATTTTCATATTTTTCTTTAGGGTAGCGGGTTAAATGCCGACTATATACATCAATATTACTATTGTGTAGGGATTTATACGTACCGTCAATTTTACTACACACCCAAAATTCGCATTTATGCCTCTCACTTAATACAACTGGTAAATCAGATACCCAGGGAAGAGTTTTAATATGAGATGTCTTCGACCACCATATATTACCTGAAAAGTGTTTTACTGGAGTGTCTACTAGATCTACCCCTACTGCATCGCATGTTTCAAGTTGTTTGATAGCCGTTTTATATTTCAATATATTAAAATATAGCATATAGTCTCTCCACTCCTCTATACAAGGGTTGTTAAAAGATGTTACACCTTTTGTATGTATATACAAAATATTTGCATCTTTAATATTTGAATATTGTTTAAGAAGATTGAGAGTGCTTAATTCATATATTCCAAGATCACACTTTTCAGGAAATATTTTAATTTTGTCTTCAGGGGGTATGACGACTAATTCATCACCTGCAATATTAACATATATACGGTGTAATTCGTCGAGCAGCCCACTGTTTTTAAGTTTTTTAAAAATATCACTTACTACAGCTTGATATTTACCTACAGTAGCAACATGTAAAAAGCAAACGTTTTTCATTTTTAACTTACAGTAGAATTATTCTATTGCTTCAGTGACTTTATCATTATAGATATAAGTTCTCATAAATTTATCGATATGATAGCTTGTTTTTGCTTCTCTATTAATTTCAGAAGCCCAGGCCCAATCTTCACCGTACATAAGATCAGGAAAGTGATATTTCTGCGCTAATTTGCGCTTCCAAAAGCAGCAATGCCATGGCGGGCGTTTTGCATTCGGTATTTGTACAGAATCATTTTTTGGATATCCAAGTTCAAATGTAAGTTCATAGCGTGGTGAATCGTTTATAAAAACGTACTCCTTAAACGTTATCACATCGACATCAGGATTACCATTAATAGCTTTAATCGCTTCTTCAATATAAAAATCATGTACCACGTCGTCATCATCCATAAATGCTACAAAATCACCACGAGCTATATAAAGAAGTGATTCGCGTTTAAATCCAATTGAACGTCTCTTATTATCTAAAAATACAAGCAGCTCGACGTCGTCTGGGTTGGTAAGCTTGGCAACCTGCGCTTCAAGATTAGTAAATAATTTAAGCATTTTATTGGCTACACGGTTAGGTGTACTCGGAATTAAAATTGACAATTTTGGTTTTGGTGAATGTTTGCTCATAAATTATTTTTTTCCGCAATCGACTTTTGACCAATCGGGAGTTATATTAAGATACTTACTAAGAGTTTTTACTGCTTCAACTCGCTCCGGTGCTAAGTCATGCCAAAGTTGATCACTTATTATATCGTGGTTATCTGAAAGCATTCTGTCTGCCGTATTATCTTTTTTTCTTCCTCCGTAAATCCAATGATTATGCTGTATATGTATATCACGCCGGTAAGTTACCCTGCCAAATGCATTAAATGTTTGGTACATCCATTGATCAGACCAATTAATTAAGAAGTCCTCTTTACAAAAATAACCAAGCACTTCATAATATTTTCTATGTACAAAAGCGTTAACACAAATTTCATCAAAATTACGATGCCCATCATAACAATGTAAAAGTTTTATGTTATCTGCAGGGCAAAACGTTTTGTTAAATTCTTGAAGAATTTTTTTATCCCAATCAGGCGTCATAAAAATCATATCATCACCTACGTAGCCAAAAAGCTCACTATTAGTATTAGCAGCTAAAATATTCCAAATACGATTTATACCTATAAATTTTCCATTATTTTTAATATCAACAATACGTACGAACGGTATTGCTTGAGCTATTTTATAAACAATGTCTCTTTTGGGGTCATCTTCATCAACACCAAAAACTAACTCAACATTATTAATATCGCTTACCGTAGTAATGATTGAACTTATAAGTGTAAGCTTGAGATTTAACCTCTCTCTACTCGGTACTAATAAACTTATTTTCATTTTGGTTTTATTGATTTAAGAAACTTAATAACGTTTTCCTTTGATGTATCTGGTACACAACCTTGCCATGCAGGCATATACCCGTGCTTTTTCCTAAAACATTCAGCTCCTTTTGTAAAATTTTCCTGCCAATCTTTTCTTGGTCTTATTGCGCTACTTTTTTCTGAACATTCAATTTCATCTAGATAGTCCATACTGTTAGCAAGATCTGGCCAATTCCAGTAAGGTGTTGTATAGCCGGCTTTGTATATTCTATAATCATGATCTACATGATCAAACGCGTTAAGAAAATCATCATCAATTAGGCCAACCTCTTCAAGTACCTCGCGTGTGTAATAGCAAAAAGCACCAACACTGGCAGAGTTAATAGCTATCTTTACACTACCATAGTCAACAACAAACCGCGGACATGGCTTACCACCGGATATGTTATTTTTATTTGCCGGTCCGTGATAACCAAAATTAAAATGCTGTATTCCTGTTATATTTCGTGCTTCTATATATTTGTCAAAAACAGTAGGGTCTTTAATAACAATATCATCTTCAATAAGGAAAATATGATCACAATTCTGCTCAAGAAGATATTTTAAAGCTTTATTTTTCGTTTTACCTACACCAAGGTTTTCCTTATTATGTATGTATTCAAATTTACGTATGTTATGCAGTTTTATAACGTCTTCAAAATCAGCGCCATCGTTAACAACTACAAGTTCAACGTTTTGTGGTATAGATTTAAAACATTTTAAAAAGAATTTGGGTCGATTACAAGTAACTATACCTACTCCAATCTTTTGCATATTCAGATATATTAGTATAAATAAAAGAAATGGCAATTACCTCTTCAAATAGCAATAGTATTAATATAGCTGATTTACCGCAAACACAAGAAGCAGTTAATGGTGATCTGTTGCTTATACAAACAGATAGCGGTATTCAAACAATAGATTTTCAAAATTTTAATGTTGTAAAGACAGATGCTGCTGGTAATGCTACTGTTGAAGGTGGTCTTTCTGGTGGTAGTTGTAGCTTCACTAATATTAAGAGCAGTGAAACAGTATCGAGCTTAAATTTTACCGCTAATGACCAAGCAGGTGTTTTTGCGCCTGCAGGCTATTATAATGTCTTTACAATTACCGGCGGTCTAGTTACTAGTGCATCTTATGTGCTTGGGTCTCCAGAATATCAATATATAAATAATACCGTTCTACCAACATTAACTACCTTTCAAAATACTATCTATAGAATTGTTGTTGATGAATCAAGCAATGATCCAGGTCAAAGCTATGTAACGATTAATGCAAATAATGTCTCACAAGCATATAATATTGCAGGGTTTTTTAATCGTCACCCTGACATATCGCCAGGCTCGATACAACCTCAACATATTCTACTCACATCTACAGTACCGCTTTCAACTTGCCCATATGTAACAAATGTTCTTAACGACGGGTTAAACGGTTTAACATTTACTGCAAATGCGGGCTACCGAGTGAAAGAAGAATCACCTCTGTATTGGAGATTGTTGTATACGTATACAACAACATAATTAAATGCGTACGCAAATTCCGATTGTGAATAATGGCGATTTACTTGTCATTCAATCAAGTGATTATACAAGAACAATAGATTTCGAAAATTTTAACGTTGTAAAGACAGATATAAATAAAAACGCTACAGTGTTTGGTGATTTAACAGGTAGTGATAGTTTTTTTACTAAAGTTTCTGCCACAACGCTTATATCGAGTAAAAATTATAGTCTCAATGGCCTTTCAGGCGTCTGGACTGGACCTGGATCATATAATAAGCTTACCGTTAACGGCGGGTTAATTACAAGTGCATTTAATGTTATAGGGTCGTTAGAGTTTAAAACGTTAACAGGCACAATTTTACCTGCGCTTACGGCATATCAAAATAGCTTATACAAATATATTGTTGATGTATCAATTAACACACCAATAGCTTCGGGTGGTCTTATTAGTAATCCAGATCCTTTTACTATCTTACAAAACACAGATTCAAGAAAATGTATTGTATCAGGCTTTTTTATCAAATATCCTCGAGTTAATGTTGCAGATTTAAAATCATACCATTTCTTTTTTATGCCACAAAATGCTCTTTCTGGCGCCCCATACGCTTTTGATATTAGTCGCGATGTTAGAGGGCCTAATTTTGATAATTTAGTTTTTACTGTTAATGCTGGCTATAGAGTGCGTTATGATACTCCGCTACTCTGGCGTATCTTTTACTCAGAATCAATTTGAGTGAAACAAGAGTGCTTTATTAAGCTTAATTAAAGCTTTACGAGGATGAATACCTTCATCAAGTAAACGCTTATATTCTGCTCTAAAAGCTTTAACGAACGTTTCTGATAGCCTAAAGTTTTTAGGATAAAACTCTCTCTTAACTGTCTTAATATATTTAAAGCTTTCTAATAGCTCTTCATACTTATCATTAAACTGTGCCATGTTATTATTTATGGCTAGTAATGATTCTATTTGCAATAGCCGCTTCTAATTTTTCATCTTTTAAAATGCCTTTCTGCATATTTAAAAGTTGTTCCATCTTGCTTAAGTTATCTGCATCAAGAATACTTTTTCCTTCATCTATAAGATCTCCTTGATTATCAATATAAAGCTTACACATCTCAATACGTTGTTCAGGATTACCAAAGACTTCTATCATAGGAGGTCTATCATCTTCTTTCATAAATGGACAGACTCCTTTAGACATTAAATTACGTGCTATAGCTTTAAAAATATTATCTATCTCTTCAATAAATTCCTTATCAAGCTCTCTATTCTCTTTTATTTCAAGCTTAACCGGTGCAGCCCTTGTAATAGGTATAAAGAGAATAATATCAATTGCACGCATACTCTCTTGTACAAGCGGTATACATTTATCAATAAATTTTTTATCAATATCTGATGTTTGCTTTTCTTCACTCCATAATGAATATACAAGGTTATCTAGCGGACATCTATCAAATATAATCTTATCTCCTTTTTCTGTTTTTTGAATATCATCAATTAGACAATTTAAAATCTTCCATTGACCATCTTTATCAACTTTTTTATTAATATTAAGTTTTTCGTCTTTAAGAACTTTCCTGTATGATTCCTGCGAGCGACTATATGCAGGCCAATATTTAATAAAATCATTTATAAAAGTCGACTTACCTTGACATGCCGTACCCGATATTGCAATTCTCATGTTATACTTTAAGAGCTTTGTTCCAAATTACAAGCTGTAATCTCGGACTAAACTTAAAATTATATTTTTTGCATAAATCAGCAACAATAGGGCATTTTTCGGTATGTTCATCCCTACTGCCACAACAAGGCATAAGCCAAATACGGTCAATGGGTATTAAACAATCATATACATATTTTTCCAATATTTCCCTAACTTCATCCTCACCATTAACTACAAACTTAAACCCTGACTTGTTTTGCGCATGCCATTTTAATACTTCAGGCTTATATCTTTTTTCAACTGGATCACCGTTATTACTCAGCTTGGGTGATGTAGTAAAAGTTGCGTTATATTTCTCTCTCCATTCTGCTGCCGGTAATATTGTTGCGTTTGTTTCAAAATCAATTTTCGGAATAAATCCATATCGATCTTTAAAGGCTTTAACTAACTCTAGAAGCTTGTTTTGTTGAATAAGCGGTTCACCGCCAGTAATTTTCCAAATAGCGCCGTCTTTTAGATAGCAGTTATACCTGTTTTGTGACATATACTCAAAGATCTCATCAAACGTCATTCTATTTTTTACCGACCAGCTAATAAAACTATCACAACCGTTAGGTGAATCTGCAGATGCAAAGCCTTTGCATGTTAAGTTACACATTGAGAGGCGCATAAACACAGAAGGATGGCCTACGTATTCGCCTTCGCCCTCTAGTGTATAGAAGAGTTTATCATCGCTTAGAAATATTGTCTGGTCGCTCATTAGTCTATATTATAATGTATTTTTATAATAATCAATAGTTAAATCTAAGCCCTGGTCAAAAAAGCTTACCTCAGGTTGCCAATTAAGCTCTGCTTTTATTTTGCTGGAGTTAATCTCATATTTTAAATCATGGCCTTTTCTATCTTCAACAAATTCTATGAGGCTTTCTTTCTTATCTAATTTGCTTAAAACACGCTTTACGAGATCAATATTTGAAACGGTACAGTTTGATCCAATATTATAAATATCACCCGCTTTACCATTATTTAAAACAGATAAAATAGCATTACAGTGATCTACCACATAAATCCATTCCCTTATATTTCTACCATCACCATAAACAGGTATTGGCTGATCAGTTAAAGCATTAGTAATTAACTTTGGAAGTAATTTTTCTTTGTTCTGTCTAGGTCCATAATTGTTACAGCATCTTGTAATACAAACATCTAGATTATATGTCCTATTATAGCTTTTAACAATAAGATCGGAAGACGCTTTTGTAGAGGAATATACAGAACTCGGATCAAGTATTGTTGTTTCCTGAAAAGCATGCTGCTCTAGTGTATTAATAGAGCCATAGACTTCATCAGTACTTACATGGACAAATCTCTTAACATTTTGTCGCTTTGCAAATTCAAGCATATTAAACGTACCAAGAACATTAGTTAAAACAAATATCTCAGGTCCATATATACTGTTATCAACATGTGATTCAGCTGCTAAGTGTATTACGTAATCGATATCGTTTAAATACGGTGTAACAAACTTAATTTGCTCACTCTTAGTTATATCAACTTTATGAAAAAAAACGCGTTTGTTAGAGCTCATTTTACCTTTAAAAACAAGGTCCGCTGCATATGTTTCATTATCAATACAATGTATATTCGCGTTTGTTTTCTCTAAAAGTACTTCTATTAAATGTGAGCCAATAAACCCTAAACCTCCAGTAACAACAATGTTCATTTTTTATTATTATATGTTACAAAAGAAGATTATCCAGAATAAATATATATAGATGTCGAAAAAAGACAGACAGCTTAAAAAAGCTGCCAAAGCTAAAGATGAGAACGGTATTATTAGAAATGATATTTTTCTTAACTTTAAAATTGACCAGAAATTTCATTTAAACGATCATCATAAAGCCTTTGTTGAAAAAGCTATAGATGATGCTTCTCAAATTATCTTTTGTGATGGACCTGCAGGATCATCAAAAACCTATCTGGCTGTATTTGTTGCTCTTAGTATGCTTAGAGATAAAAAAATAGACGAGATTGTATATATTAGAAGTATTGTTGAATCTGCAACGCGTAAACTAGGCAGTCTACCCGGAGAAGTAGATGAAAAATTTAAACCATGGAGTATTCCGTTAATCGAGAAATGTGATGAGCTAGTCGGGAAACAAATTACAGAAATGTTATTTCAAAGCGATTATTTAAAAAGCATACCGGTAAATTTTCTACGCGGTGCAACGTTTATGAATAATGTAGTAATAGTTGATGAAGCTCAAAATCTCGAGCATAGCGAATTAGTTACTATTCTTACGCGGTTTGGTAAAAATTGTAAATTATTTGTTATAGGCGATTCTTTGCAGTCTGATATTCAAAAATCAGGTTTTGCAAATATTATGAAAGCATTTGATACAGATGTAAGTAGGGAAAATGGTATTCAGACTTTTCACTTCACAGAAGAAGATATAACGAGAAGTAAGTTACTTAAGTTTATTGTTAAAGTTATCGCCAGTATCAAGACTAAATGATTTTTTCTTTAAATTAAGATATATGTTCTCAATTGCTTTATAATCGTCTTTTAATTCCTTCTCTTGAGGTTTGGGTAAATAATCGGTTATTTCGCCACCATAGAGTTGCTGTCTTGTTTCAGCATCCATTACTGACCCCAGCTAGTACCGCCAAATAAATTAGAATAACCTGTTGTAATCTTATTACCTACACGTGCAGCCTGAGGCTCTGCTGGAGGTACATTTTTGAGAATATTTGAAACATTCACACCCGTCTCTTCTGCAACATCCTCTAAAAAGTCTCTAACTTGATTTATTGGTGCTTGTATTGTTGTTGCAATCGTCTCACCAGATTGTTGAGGTTCAGCTGTAGTACTATAAGAAACAATAGCAGAATTTTTATCATGTTCCCATACTTCTACCTTTTCGACCCAGCATCTATTATTTGTAATGCCTCTTACATGTCCATCAGCTACATCAAAACACCATTCTGCGGTTCTTTCAATTCCGACACCTTTAGACATAACTCTCAAATCACATCCACCGGTTGTATGTAGCTGTTTAAACACTTCAAGCAAAGGATCATCTGCTGCAATACATAATGTATGATCAAATTGTTTCTCTAGAACTTGCTTAAGACCCTTTAACCCACCAAAATCTACTACCCAATTTTTTTCATCTAAATAATTACATGCAAACCAAAATTTAGCTACTAATCTATATCCATGTATAAATTTGCAATGACTATCAGCTTTCCATTGTCTAAATGCACAGCTACCTAATTCAATTATCTTTGTACTCTCGTATTTCATATTTTTATTATATACCTTGTTAACTACTATATCAACTAACAACAAAAAATGTGTAGTAACTGTCTTTTCTATATCCTGTATTATTATAAGGATATTTTTTTAAAAATCAACTGTTATTTTACAGTTCCGATAATATTATTTTCTTTTATATACGATTCGGCCGCCTCTTTGCTATTAAAAATAAGAGGATAAAGCTTTTCATCAAGTACGACTTTATTATTGGAGTCAATTATTAAAAACCCCCTTTTACGGAGATATACTGGTATTTCAGATTTTGCTGGCATACACGTATTTATATTATGTGTGCTGCACTTACAACGTTTCCATCTACCTTTTTAACTTGGTATTTTTTAATACGACCGTATTTACCGACTAAGTTAAATACATCACCTTCTTTAGGCTCACGTTGGCCAACGGTCATAGCTGTTTGCGCGACAGGAGCTGCTGTAGTACTAGTAGCGGTGCCTGCAGTTGATCCTGCAGCTGCTGTACCACCTGTCACTCCGCCGGTAGCTTGTGTACTTCCAGAGGTTGTTTGCTGTGCTGGGGTTTTAGCTTTTGTAAGCAAAGTTTTAATAATATCTTTATCAAAATCCTCTATCTTTGTATCTGTTGTAGTTTTTGTTGGTCTCTGTCTTTTTAGATCTTCTGGCTTATTAGATGCAAGTTTTTGTTGTATGCCACGTAGCCCCTTTGCAAGTTGACCTTTACCGGTAACAGCTGTATGTATTTTTTTTGGTGCTTCAAGAGTTGAAGCTGCTAAACCTGCAGTTCCGCTTATGGCAGTTTTAGCCATGCCACCTAACTTCTGAAGAAAATTTTCTTCATTTAGAATAGCATTTACAAGATCGTTGAATTCAAGCTTCTTCATCTGTTAAAAATCCTCTATATAAGTCTGCTAGTTTATCTCCAGTATACCCGCATTGACGAATAATAACTTCAATATCACTTAAGCAGTTTGTATTATTAATTTGTATAATTATCGGATCGTTCATTACTTTACCATCTTTAAGTAAATGCTTAATTAGATATTCTTTAAAACAGCAAAATGAATCGTAGTCTGCTTCTGCTGCTAGCGCTTCAATAAACTCTTCCGGTATATCATGTATACTCATTTCTGGTGAAAGTACTAATATTTTTAAATGACCTTTGCCTTCTTCTAAGACATAACCTTCATATCCATCTACTTTAGAAAAGTCAGCTTCAGCACTTACTTGTGCGGGATCTACTTTAATGCGAATACGTTTTAAAGCTGTCTTCTTCAGACTTTCTAATATTACGTCATTATACTTCACATAATTATTTATGTTGATCTCGTTACATCTTATCATATAATCGTAGATATGTCTAAAGTAAAACTCGCTTTCGCTAATCATAATCATCCTCATACACAAGAAGAAAGAGAACAAATAATTGAAAGGGCATCTAAGGCTTATGAAGCTTACATGGATGCATTAGGTTATGATTGGAGAAATGATCCTAACAGCGATAATACCCCACATCGCGTGGCTAAGGCCTTCGTAGAAGACTTCGCATGGGGTTGTTATAGTAAGCCACCGAAGATTACAGCTTTTGATAATATTGATCAATATGATGGCATGGTTTGTCAAAATAATATTAAATTGACTTCGCTTTGTTCACATCATCATGCACCTTTTACTGGTGTAGCTCATGTTGCATATATTCCTTCGAAGGAAGGTAAAGTTATTGGTCTAAGCAAGCTCAATCGTATTGTTGATTGGTTTGCTCGCCGTCCGCAGGTACAGGAAAACCTTACTATGCAAATTCATGCGCATATTGATCTAGTATGTGAAAAGAATAATGGGGTAGCCGTAATGATTGAAGCTAATCATACTTGTTGCTCTAATCGTGGTATTAGACATGATTCAACGATGCGTACAGC